TGGAACTCTCTGAAGCTGAGTCGCTCTTGTGCTTCTGCGATTGTTCGTCCGCCGATACCGTTGAGGACGAGCTCGCACCAGACTTCATCTTCAGCGGTGAGCTCATCTTTCCCAGCTCGTTCACCTCCTGAATAGCGACCAGCAGCGCGACCGTCAGCGCACCATCGAGCGCACCGCGTTCCGGATCGGCTTCCCCGGTAATGTCTTTGGCAGTAAATACCGGGTTCCCAGCTTCGTCACAAACCGCTGCCGCGATATAGCCAGCTACGCCGTCAATTTTCCCGGCGCTGGCCTGGATGCCCTGGGTCGCAGCATGGTAACCGGCCGGGCGAATAAACACCGTTGCGGTAAACTCCTCTTCTCCCTGCTTCCAGGTGATCTCTTTTTCAATCGGGCGGCCGGTGAAGGCCCCGGCTTTTTTCAGATTATCGAGCGTCAGTTGCATAATTTTTCCTGATCTAAAAGTTATACGGGGCATACGCCCCGCGTTGCTTAGCTGCCAGCCTGAACTTTCGGTACCCATACCCCCGGACCTGAACGCTGAACTGATGCAGACGTGGCCACAACTGTGTTAGCCGCGAAATCAAACGGGAAGTCGGTCACCTTGCCTTTGAACACAAACCAGGTGCGGTCTTCTGGTAGCTTCAGTCCGTCAACAGCGTCAGGATCAGAAGCTGTTGCGACTGTTGGCGCTGATTCACCATCAGCCCAGCCCACTGCCCAGGTAAGATCGTCCTGATTGTCGGACTCTGCCATGCGGTGCAGCATCAGGTGGCTGAGGTTCGCCGGATCCGCGTTAAGCGTCACCGTGGCCGCGCCGGGGGTACGCAGCCCCTTTTTATAGGTTCGCGTGCTGCGCTCGCTGAGACAGGTATCTTCGATCTGGTCGGCAGGGTTGCCGCCAGGGCTAAACGCGGTGATGCATTCAACTTCGCTGACTGCACCTTCCGCCAGAACATAGAGCTGCGTGCCCTGAGTCACTACAGACATAGTTATCTCCGGATATAAAAAAACCGGCTCGGGGCCGGTGTATTGAGGGTGATTGCTTTACCGCTTCACTATCCAGTCGACATCGAACGAATAGCGGTAGCGCTTGGTTTCGGAGTCTCTTCCCTGCACGCCCCAGCGGGCGATGTAAGCATGCGGCTCAATCGCATCCCGCAGCGCGGCGGCCACGGCGATCGCCTGGTCTGGCGTGTCAGCGTAAACGTCTACCTGCAGCGTGAAAGAATCTGCATCAGGCCGCTGGGCCAGATAGCTTTCGGGTGTGCCATAGAGATTCTGCCAGACGGCATAGGGATAGATAACGTTGTCATCCTGCTGTCCGAACGGATAGAGGCGCAACGTCTCTCCGCCCAGCAGCGCAACCACTGACGGGCTGGCAGCGCAGACGGTAAATATCGGTGCGATCATGGTGGTACCCCCTTTTTCGCCGCGCGCTTGATGGCACGGTCCAGAGACTTTTCGTATTCAGTGGCAAAGACGTTCACTACTTCGCCGGTGCTGCTTTCCGCAGCCGGGCGCATGAATGGCTGGGCCCGCACATTCTCAGTACCGAACTCAATCAGTCGCCAGTGTGGCGTCGGTGCATTTTCACCAAGATCAGGATGCTTCTTCAGCACCGCTCCGTGCAGAACGCCTATTCGAAATGCAAGGTTGCCGGTAGTTTTAAATACCCGCCCGTTCCAGCGCATTGCCACGTTTGCGGCAATGCTGCGGCCAGTATGTGGATCATCGATTCGGCTGGCGTTCGCTTTCGCTTTTTCGACAATAACGTTACCGGCGCGCCGAAGAGCTGCCCGACCGCCGCGACGGCGCAAATCGTCACTGACCGATGACAGCTTACCCAGCAATGCCTCGACACCTATAATGCTAAAATCGATGCCGTCAGCCATCGTTAACACCTCGCGAACACGGCAACGTCAGATACTCTTTACCGCTTTTGTCGTCCTCCAGTACGCCAGTGATGTTATAAATCTTTGGCCCGTGGAGGATGCGGTGCTTATCAGTCACATCATCACGCCAGCGGATAGTAATGCGCGTTGTTACCTCGCTCTGCCCTGCCTGAGCTGCAACAAAATCACGGGCGGAAAGGTCGGTGATGTTAGCCCATAACTTTTTCACGTCCTCCCAGGAGTCAGTAACAGCTCCCGTTACCGGGCTCTGTACTTTAACGGGACGCTGGAGCATGACCCGCTTGTTAAGCTTCCCGGCCTGCATGGTTACCCCCTGCATCTAGTGCTGAGGTATTGCGGCTGAGAGTCGTTAAGCGTTGTGACTTCGACGTCGCCAGTCATATCCTGCAATATCAGAGAAGATAACTCTTCATAAGATTCCGCCAGGCGGGTTATCGCGGCGGTCTGTTCGTTCAGTGCTTTTGTCTGGGCTGCCAGCGCTGCCAGCAGTTGATTTACCTGTTGCTCGCTCATACGCGATCCTCATCCAGTTTTTTAGCCACTCGCGCCGGGCGGCGCATCCGGAGCAGGCCATTTTACAGACCATAAATACGATAAGGCTGGAGAAGGGCTTCAAAAGCAAAGGGCGTTTCGGTTAGTCCGCCTGAGCTTGCAGCCTCACGATTTTCGTACCAGTGGGCGATGAGCATTAGTAGCCCCAGCCGGATATCCTCTGTAATAACCATGCCGTCCTCATCGAGAGCCGGTATTTCATCATTGGTTTTATAGAGGTTCCGGTTGAGATAGGTGGTTGCTTTCGCCTCAGCTGCCAGCGCCAGCAGTTCCAGCAGACTGTCTTCATCCGTAAAGTCATTTTCCAGGCGGCACTGCATTTTGATTTCATTCAGCGTCAGCAGCATGACTTCACCTTATTTGGTTTTCGCTTTGGCCTTTGCTTCGGCTTCGGTTTTTGCCTCTGCCTCGGCTTTCTGTTTCGCTTCGTCATCAGCTTTTGCTTTGGCTTCAGCTTCAGCTTCGGCTTTTGCTTTGGCTTCAGCTTCAGCTTCAGCTTCGGCTTTTGCTTTGGCGTCATCACCGATCTGCTCGGCATAACCTTTTTTGATCAGCTCGCGGCCGTGTTGCTCCAGCGTTTCAAACTCGCTGCCTTCAACCTGTACCACACCGTTGAAATAAACCGGTTTAAGGGATCGCATTTTCATTTCGGCTTCCTCAGGGGAAAAGCGGCCCGAAGGCCGCAGTTATGGATTATTCGCCACCCGGAGCCGGTGCGGTGAACTCGCCATAGATAAACGCTTCAGGACGTTTCACCGCCAGAGCAAGGCGCTCTTCGCAGCGAATCGAGATCATATTTTTCTCGAAGTCGTCGGCGTTCTCTGTGGAGATGACAACGTTCGCATCTTCGCGATCGAAGATTTGAGCGCCAGCATTGAACGCACCGGTCAGGAATTTACCCACGAAGGCAGCAGCTTCGGTCGCCACCACTGGCAGTCCCCACAGGGTAGGACCGGCCAGCGCCGCCGGGTTCGCCAGAATGTAGCGGCCCAGGGTGTCTTTGGTGAGTTCAATCTTCGCCCAGTCCATAAAGTGCAGGACGTGTCCGGAAGCCGGGAAGCGTGCCAGTTGCGCCTGCAGCATCGCCAGACGCAGATCATCGATACCGTTCTGCTGCGCCACGCTGAATGCCGCAGCATAAGCAGATGCCTGAGGGACAATGCCGTCCAGGTGCGCACCCGTGCCATCGCCGAAGAGAATTTCCTGTTCTTCGACGTATTTCAGCCCGTATCGAAGCTCGGCATCAATCGTTGACTGAAGCTGTGGCATATCGTCGAGGATCTGTTTCGCCGCTTTGAACAGGTGGGCAATGGTGCGAACCGGCGTGATTTTTTCAGCGAAAGCGATATCGCTGTATGGTTTGGTGGTGTTTTCCCCTACTGCTTTGGCGTTATTGGTGAAGCCGGTCTGCTGCACCCAGTAAATGGTATTGGACTCGGTGCGGCCCGGCGCGATTAGATCGCGAATAAACAGGCGCTGCTTCGGCTGTGCATCAATGCCCGGCAGACGATCCGGCGCAACAATCTGACCAGGAACATTCACTGTCAGCAGAGCGGCGCTGACCGGAATGCTCAGGCGCTTGTTGCCTTCAACACCTGCAGCAAAAGCTTTCAGTGCTTCAGAAGAGATAACCTGACGACCAACGCTTTCCACGACTTTGGCTGCGTTGTTCAGCGGCATCTGAGCAACGTGCTGCTCAAGCTCGCCCAGCGCGGATTTGAGTGTTTTTTCCGCTTCCCGCATCGCATTCAACTCAGAGGCCATCTTGTCCACTGTATCTTTGGTTTCAGCGGACAGACTGCCGGATTTTTTCGCCTCTGAGAGAGCTTCTTCTGCTTTGGCGTTAAATTTGCTGGTAGCTTCTTTAATGCTGGCAGTTACCGTTTTCAGTACTTCATTAACTTCTGACATATTGAGTCCTTATTAGCCGAACGCGGCTATCGCGTCTTTAAGCTGTTTGAGATATTCAGGGTTGATTTCATCGGTAGCGCCCGGCGTACCAGCAGGATCGGCAGCAGCGCCTGGCTTGCTGCCGGTTAAAGCCTTAAGAAGTTTTCGCCGCTCCGAGCGCGGCGTGTCGGTTTTCGCGAGCAGCGCATCAAGTTTGCGTAGCGCCGCCGCCGGGCTGTCATCGTCATCAGCGATTTCATCTGCAGACAGCAGGCGATCGGCAAACCCCTTTTCAACCGCATCGCTGCCGCCGATATAGGTTTCTGCATCCATCATCGCGTCGATGACCGAGGAATCCAGCCCGGTGCGGGCACCGTAGATATCGTTCATGGCCTTATCGAAGGGTTCCATATCAGCGGCGATCTGCGCCAGATCGTGACGGTTACCCATCGCGTAAACCCAGCAGTTGTGAATCATCAGAAACGCGCCACGGCCAATCTGCACCTCATCACCCGCCATTGCGATAATGGAGGCAGCAGACGCCGCCAGGCCCAGCACCTTAACGGTGACTTTGCCTTCGTACTCACGAAGCAGGTTGTAAATCGCCAGGCCTTCGAACATGTCGCCGCCCGGACTGTTGATATTGACCGTGACATCTGCGCCACCAATGGACCGAAGCGCGGCGGCGATACGGCTGGTCGTCACACCCTCGCCGGACCAGTCGGCACCGATCACATCGAAGACAGAGATGCTGTTTTCATCAGACTTTGCGGCTTTAATGCCGCCGTTCCAGCGCTCCATTGCGGAAGACGGCAAATCGCGCTTTTCGCGCGCAAAAGGCCGCCCCTCCGGCGCTGCCGGAAGACTTTTAACTGTCATTGGGGTTGCTCCTAAGCCGCCTGTTTAAGCGGTGATTGTTCGAAAGGAATATCGGGGAAAACGGCATCGTGGACTTCGCGCAGCAGCTTAGCTTTTGCGGCTGTGCTGTTTTTGCGTAAGTCCTCAAGCGGCGTCAGATTCAGTTGTACGGTATAAATATCACCACCCTCAATTGGCGGCAGGTTCTCCAGGCGGCGTACGTCATTGCGCGACATCCAGCCGTTTTGCAGGGCAGTCGTGTAGTAGGCAGCGCGCCCCGCGCTGTCGGCGCGCAGAAGGCCCTCAACTGAGCACTCCGCAAACACATCTTCATCGCCGTTAAGCAGACAGCGTGAAATCTCCTGCTCAATATTTACCAGCAACGGGCGCAGGGTATTGGTCAGGAACAAGAGGTTCATACCCTCAACGCTCGACGCCCAGCTGCTCTGCTTGTCAACGTGGCCCACCATAAACGGTGGCACCCTGAACCAGCGGCAGATTTCTTCAATGCTGAAAGATCGGCTTTCCAGCATCTGGGCATCTTCAGGGTTAAGGGTGATGCCCTGATAAGACATGTCCCCCTCCAGCACCATCACCTTACCGGCGTTTTTTGATCCCACGAACCGGTTAAGGTTCTCGCGGTTTTTCGCGCGCTGCTCTTTTGTGAGGAGGTTTTTTGAAAGGAAGAAACCGGATGTCTGGATACCGTTTTCAAAAATCTTGGCAGCGGATTCTTCGACCGCCATTGCAGCGCCGAACACATCGCGTCCGGTCCGCATCGGCATCATGCCGCAGACGCCATCCAGACCAAAGCCCCGGATGTGCATCATGTTTTTAACCGGAATGATGCGTGCCACGCCCTTCTCTGTGTAGGTGTACTGCAGTTCGCCGCTGTCCAGTCGCTCTACTTTCATACACTGAGGGAGCAGCGGCACCAGAGAGACCAGCTTAAGGCCGATCATCTTTTTCTCAACGTAGGCATTACCGCGCAGGCAGATGCTTGCGACCACCATAAGCATGAAGCGGGATGGTGTCATTTCAGTGTTAGGTCGGCGGCACAGCACCTGATAGGCGGGATGCGTTAGTGCCAGCTTGCGGGAGCCGTCAGCCGCCCGTTCGTAGACCTTCATCGGCAGGGTTGAAACGGACTCACTCAGCAGACGCACGCAGGACCATACAGAAGACAGCGCCAGCGCTTTTTCTGCGGTCACGACTTTGCCGCTGCTGCTGGCACCGTACCACTCCTGCCAGAAAGCGGCATCATTGAGGCCAATCGACTCACCGAGCCAGTTAACAATCGCGCTCTTGATGCGGCCCGGCCGTTTTTTTTCCTTCATCAGATACCTACCATGATCGGGTCGTCAAAAAAGTCATCAGGATCGCCGCTGTCCACCAGCACAGCGTCTTCCGCTGCGCCGATTGCCATGGCAGACGCCACCACGCCGTCTATGCGGCCGGTGCTTTTCTTTTTGGCAAATATACGGTTGTCCTTCTGGTCAGCTTCAAGAACTGCAGAGGCGGCGTTCCAGCGCAGACAGGGGTTAGTTCGGATAACAATCGTCTGATTGTTCAGGTGCTCTTCAAACAGCTCAATTGATCGCGGCATCCACAGGCCGGACTCCTGTGCTTTATAAAAACCCTGCCCGTGTGGGATCAGGTCAACGGTTACCGATTCACTTTCCAGTTCAGGCTCAAGATATTTAATTCGGTACTGGTCAAACGCGATGCATTTAATATCGTATCTGGCTGCCAGCTCACCGATGCGGACGGCAACGAAACGGTAGTTCACCGCTTTACCCGGCGGCGCATGGATGTAACCGTTACGCAGCCAGGCGTCATATGGGACGTGGTCGGTTTTGGCTCTCTCAAGCAATGAGTCTTTGGGTGTCCAGAACTCGACCAGAAGCTTTTTCGATTTCGGGAAGTAAAGCGCCAGCGCGGTAAGGTCACGTGAACCTGATAAGTCCAGACCGCCATAGCATTCCTCACCTGTCAGTTCTTCTGGATCAAATACCTGTTCGCAGTTCATCCAGGTGTCACTGTCAATCCACGGTTCGGCTGATTCCACCCACTGACAGAAATTAAGACGCCTGACGATGCTCTCTTTCGATGGCATGCCCCGCGCCTGCGTCACCTGTTCCCGCAGGTACTTATCGGTAAATGTTTGCCCCAGTGACGGGTTTGCTTTACCCCAGCAGGTTTCGTCCTTAAACGGGTCGTCACCCTCATCCAGTGAGCAGATGAAGCTGAAAAAGCTGTCATCCTCCAGATCGCCGGCGGCAACCTTCCGCCCGTACTCGTGATACTCATAACAGACGCTAGTTTTATCGTGGCCGCTGTTGGTGATCAGGAACATCAGAGCCTGACGGCGGCCTTTCGTTCCGGCACGCATCAT